CGCCATCGCCCCTCTGATAGCTGCATTCATGGCCCTCGGAGCAGGCGGCATCGCACCATTGCTGTCCAAGATTCCGTTGCTCGGCGGGGTGCTCGGCGGATTGTCCGGCCCGTTGAGCGCGTTGGGCGGACCCATCGGCATCGTCGTCGCAGCGTTGGGCACGCTCATCGCCACGGTGCCGGAACTGCGCAACGCCTTCGGCACGCAGGTCACCGGCGCGTTCAACCTGTTCAAGAACACGATCGCGGGAATGAAGCCGAAGTTCGATGCGTTCGGCAAAAGCCTGCAGGACATGTTCAAACAGGTCATGCCGGTGATCACCGCTTCTGTCGCGGAGCTCATCCCAGTGTTCGGCGACATACTCCAGTCGCTGGCACCGTTCATCCCGACGATCATCGAACCGCTCATGAACGCGCTCAGCTCGCTCATGCCGCTCATCGGCCAGCTCGTGTCCAGCCTGCTGCCACCGTTGGCGGACATCATCGCCGCGCTGCTGCCGGTCGCCTCGCAGATCGTGTCGATGATAGGCCAAGTCATCAGCCAGCTCGCCTCCGCGCTCGTCC